GGCCCAATGAAGCCAATTTATTATTTCATCACTAAGATTATTATTAGCCAGCGCTTTCGTTTCTACTGCATCAATATAACTGCGGAGATCATTGGCTTTATGCCACCTGGTTGCTTTTTGCAGCGCTTCTTTAAAATGCGCAAGTTCCATCTCTTTACGAGCTTCATATTCTTTTTGGATACGTTTCTCCTCCTCAAGTATTGCCCATGCCTTTTCGCGACGAATTTCTTCTTCATAAAGCCTTTCACCTTCAATTTCCAATCTGGCAAGTATTTCAGACATATAATTTTCCAGGGACTGTTTACTATTATCACTCCATTCTTTACTTGGGTGACCACCATAGTATCCATCCATTTTGAGGTATAGAATGCCGGTTGGGTGATATTCCGTAGTTAACCACTTGTCAAATTTTTTAACTTGGCTCGTTTTTTCTCTAAGTCGTATTTTTATTCTTTGCTTTTTTATTAAAGCATAGGCATTACGGTCATTTAATAAAATATCATGCCCTCTTAGCCGTAAGGTTTTGATTAAAGTATCCATAAATCGCAAAGCTCTTGAGATATTGGATTTAGAAACTACTATATCCGGGGCATCTTCTGAATAAGTTTTAACCATTTCATTGTATGAACCTATTCTTTTTGTCAACAGTTCATTTGCTCTTATAATCAAGATATCTGGTTCAATTAATTTTTTAGGAACAATTAATTTTGTTCCAAGGTGACTCTCAATTTCCTTTTGTAATTTTTGAAGAGGAGAAAGATTATTAATCAACGCTTTTCGGGGCTTAGTTTTATAATCTTCTCTTCTTAAGGTGAAAGTGATCTCCTGATCTCCAGAATAGCCTGTAGGCAATGGAGGTTGCTTTATATCCTCTCCATTTTGAAGTTTTTGCCAATATAGAGCCCGGGGCATAGGAATCTCCATTTTTATGCAAATTTTCTGTAAACGCGAAATTGAAATATTGTATTTTCTTGAAAGGAAAAGCATGGGTTTAGACCATACTAAATTATACAATTGCTTGCGAGTTAATATTTGCCCTTCCATATACATTGAATTGTTAGATAAATTACTCCTGTAGGTGTTCAATGCATAAAATTATTTGTTTTCCGGTGTAAAAAGTCAATTAAATCTGCTGGAGTTTATGATTTTAAGGAAACAAATTTCGTGTACCCATACAAATGCCGGTCAACTTATTATCTGCCAATCCTCACTGATCCGGTTGGCCAGTTTAAAAAGAATTAGGGTTTAATGGGAAAAATAAACCTGGGATTGCTAATTTAACAAGGATAATTTTTTCTCTTCCAATAATGATTGAATAAATTGTTTTGCAAATAGCAGCTTATTTATAGTTTCTTTTTCCGTTAAATTGAATCTGTTGGCAATATCCTCAATAGGAAGTTTAGAATCATAATAGTAAAGAAAAATCTTCCAAATTGTCCCTATAATATATTCATTATTCGATTTCTGATCTTTAATATATTGTAGTATTGAGTCAGGAAAATAATACTTATATACATTGAATTTTAATATTTTTTGACACAAAATGCCATTATTTACAATATTATAAAGAGCATGCGAAATAATAATCGTTTCCTTTCCTTTCGTATGTTTATATTTCCCAATTAAATCACTTTCATAATTCCCATTTAAAATATCAAAAATTTCTCGAGATGATAATTCTCCTGGATGATGAAGTAAGGCAAATAGTGATTTATCGGGAAGAGACCATTTTTTATTATAGTTTTTGCTAAGTAAATTCTCTAATCGAAGCATATTTTTGGCTAGTCTGAATTCATTTGTTTTATGATTACTATATTTACATCCATATTTATTCGTCTTAACAAATGGTACCTTTTTATTAATAACTTCCTTTTTCAATAAATTATTTTGGACAGTTTCTCTTGCCTGAGACAAAATATTTGAAAGGTCAATACTATGCATTGGTTGTCCATTTCCTCTTAACTCGTTCAGTATAAGACCATGGTTCTGATATTTTATATAAAGTACAATGCACCAGCGCTCTAAATAAGGAAGATCTTCTATTTCGGTAATGCATTCATTAATTATATTAATATCATTTTTGAACGCTTCTGAGTCCGTTTGTTCAAATAATTCATCATGTTTAAATTCTTCATATTCACAAGTTATTTTTGAAAAAAGTATATTTTTTTTATAAAATTGAGTAGTACTTCTTCCGGCACTTCCAACTAGAGCTTTATAAATATATGGAGCCCAATCATTCCTATTATTAAGACCTCTAAGGAACTCAATTGGTCTTTGGAGTAACCATAAAAAAAGATCTTGTTTCTTATCTTGTAACAGACACAGATCTTTATACAATGGGCAATCCTGTGCAATGACATTTAGAAATATTTTTACCTTATCGCTCTTAAACCACTCTGCGACTATTTCATTTCTTTCAATTGTATCGTTATTTACATCACTCGTTATCATAATTAATGTTCAATTACTTATTCTTATATACAGTTATGATTGTGTTAGGTAATAATCCGGTAAAATAGAGGGTTGTGGGGCCTTTAAAATAAGCAGCAACTTGTTGTATCGATAACGGATTGGCCTCCGTCCAGTCGAAAATATCATTACCGCCAGGAGCTTTTCCACAGATAACGCTGGTATCTGTAGGTGCATAAATTACGAATCCCGTAATAAGCGTATCTGCATCTACTGTATAACTCGCCACTCCATTGATGCCTGTAATGGTATCCTTATTGTAACTCTCAATTATATTGAGAATCGCGGTGAGGATGACATTTAATTGCGTACCGGTAATTCTTCGATTATCATTTGCTACAACATTTGCATTGATGAAATCTCGCAAGGTGTCAATATCCATTGGTTGAGCCATGATTAATATCTTATTAAAGGAAGTTTACCAATATTTTTCGGTCTTGTCTCTGACCCTCCAAAAGGCTTTAATTTTATATCAATATTCAGATTGTAAAAATCCGTATTGCTCTGTATTGCTCTAAATGTTGCCACGGAATCAAGGTTTCTGTCACCGCCTTCACCAATATTGTGGGTATGACTGATCACCTGATCCGCCTCATACCCACCGGCCCCAGTATATTGTCGGTCATTGTCTATTCCCCGTCCTGAATCCAGATAACGGGTAAACATGCCTCTTTCATCAGGGATACGGAGTGTAGTGGTTGTATTGCCAGTACTGTAACATCCGCGGTATACCGGCAGGCCTCCGGGATCGCTTAACCAGATACTATCAGCAACGATACCACTACCGAGTGATAGCGCGAAAGCTGCCAACCTGGGCACATCTGCCCGGTTAACCAATTGCCCCTGCGCAACGAGCATATTTTTACCGGCAATCCGGCCAGGGAATGTCTCCCCAATACCTAAATAAAAATTACCATCGGCATATAACACTTCCCAGTGATCCCCCGCAGCTTCCAAGCAAAGAGACTCCGCGTTATGCATAAACATCGCGGATACATCCTCTCCGAATATTCCACCGCCCTTTATTATCTGTGTTCCGGCACATTGAACCGTAAGCGCTTTAATCGCGCTGATCATTGCCCGGATAGGAATTTTTGCACCTACTCTCAATGTCGTTACATCCGGAAGGGTGAAAGTTGCATTGTCTGTAAGAGTGAATACGAAATGTTTCCTGGCATCCGCTGGATCATATACATAAGAGCCGGTGTTGGCTTTTATGCCTTCATAGGATGCCAGACGGTTGAACAAATACAGGGACCGGTCAAGGAGTGCTTCTAAGGGCACATTACTGGTCCCGGCCACGCCGCCTTTTACCAGGTCGGTAAGATCATAAATTTCAGTATCTGTAAACGCATCTTGCGGAGTATAAGCTATCATATTACTGAACTTTTATTTTGTAGGATAATGCGTAAGTAGTACCGGCAATTTTATTAACCGGCGGTATAACCTTACGATAGCAGAGCGTTCCAGCGTCATTTAGCAAACCGATTTCCTGAATGGTCATAGCAGGATCACCGGCATCCAGCGTAGCATTGAACTGAACGTAACCAGTCAGGTAATCGACCGTTGCAATTGCTTTGGTAACGGCTCCTGTGATAGTCGTATCTGCCGGAGTTTCAGGAGTACCGCTGGTACCTACCTGGATGCTGACAAATTTCTTTCCGGCTGGATTCCCGGCAAGTAACTGCTCTGCATTTGTTATACCCGCTGTTAAAATCATAATTTATAATTTTTTAAATTTGTGTTATTGTAACTACATCACTTTCACCACTGTGATCATAAGAACCGTCATACTCCCCTGTACCGTCATATTTCAATGTACCGGACAATGAGAGATCATCATTTCCCTCTATCGCGGCCAGGGCACTTGCGTCGTCATCGCCTAGCGTCAGCGTATCATCGAATACTAAACCCATTGAGACATCGACCAGAACACATACAGCCCGTTTATATTCTGTTACCATGGCAATAATATCCGCGAATGAACTGGCCGTTAACTGAGCAGTGGAATTCGTTATATCTATACCAAACTTTGCCCAATGATCATAACCGGACGCTATACCTGATTTTAAAACCACATTGTCAAAGCCAATACTCAGCAACGCTTGTTCTATCGCCCATTCCGTGCCTTTATACCGGTGCAGTTCAATAGATCTTTTCAGTATTTCCCGCTGATCCATTTCAGTCTGTGCCAATCTGAACCCTTTGTATCCCAATACATCGAGCTGGGCGGCCAGGTACGGTAACGCGCTGGCATCTACAGTATCAATGATATACACCAGTAACTTACTCAGGTCGATTTCTTCCGATAGTGTATCTTTTATTACACTGTACCAGGCCGCGAATTCCGGTACGCTCGCTATGCTATCGGCCATTACTACATTACCCATTGTTACTACCAATTATGGTTACTGTAATGCCCGTGCATTGCGGGTATGTCTTATCATCCGCTATAATATCAGCGGCCGGAGAAACAACGTTTACATCATACACCTTATCCGTAATAGTTGACAGGGCACTGATTTGCGTCCTTTTCACATCCATACCGAGTTTATTTTGCCGCTCGCTTTGAAACGCGGCCAGGTTTGCATTTACTGCATCCAATACATCCTGATCAATAGCCCCTGTATATAACGTTAACTGAACATTTATTGCATAGGGAACTATCACGGGAACATCCACCAGTACCGTATCATTCTGCGGCCTCACCTTTTGATCATTACAGGTAGATAATACGGCTGCCTGTATTTCAGTGGATGGCAATACACCTCCTTCACAAAGAGGGTAAAGTGTCACCTCACCCGGATTGGTGGTAATGACTGCAACATCCACAATCGTTACGTGAGCAGATTTGGCAAAAAATTGATAAGCACCTGTGGGACCAGCTACACTAAAACTACTGGGAGCCAGTTCTATCCGGCTTCGTAGCTGATCATCCGTTTCCGCATCATTCCCTCCATTTGTACTATCAATATTTGCGGCATCTGTAACGAATGGCTGAGGATCCAGGAGGATACTTATTTTACCGGGATCATAAGCATTACCAACAATCCCGGCAGTTTGACATAAAGCATCCACCGTAACAGAATTCACTCCAATTGCGATATCCACGGCATTTTGCGTAATAAAAATCACTGTTCCGTCAATGCTTTGTACCCTGAGACCTGAAGGCAATTGCACCGGGTTATGTCCATTTACAAGGTTAAACTGGATAGTACACTGTGCCGCACTTGCCGGAAGCCTGGTTACTCCTACCAATTGTCCTAAATATTCCAGCATAGACCCAGTGGAAAAGGAAACCAGGTTTTGACGAAAAGCAGCGTTACCAGATATACAATAGAGCTGCAATTCATACACAAAGGAATTTGCAATAAGCATCTCTATATCACCAGGTGCCAATGCACGACCCAAGGCTGTTTCCAACCTCGTTTGAAGCCTGGAAAGCTTGTCTTGTGTAGTTTCTTCAAATATAGTAGGTAATGTATCTGCCATTATTGTGATATTGTTGTGATACTGATTGTTACGTTTTGCGCCTGGCTGGTATAGATCACCAGTATTTGCAGGTATAATTCAAAATCTTCATTAAAATCGTCATTGAAGCTTCCGGCATTGGTCACTATCTGCCAGTAACCCAAATCACCGATATTGTCCTGGGCCCATTGACGAATTTGATCCGGTGTAAAAAGATCGGTTTGATTCTGATAAACGGTGCCATCCACATTGATGGATACATTGTATTTATAACCTATCGGGAGTGCAGGTATGCCGCCCGCGAATTTATTTTTTGTAAGGACGCTTATGGTAAGACTTCCAGTTGAATACTGAGGATTGATATATCCCACAATACTGTTACTGTTTAAATACCATTGTCCGTAATTCAACCAATTGTTTTGTACCCAGGTATACATCTCATACACATCTGAAAAACCATTGTCCGGAGGAGCCGGTAATAAAGCGTTATTATCCAGGATACAAGCAATTTGATACTGAAAATTAGAAGGATTGGGAGGAATGAAGCCCTGCAGTGTTAACCTGGTTTTCGTTACACCGGTAATCACCCCACCACTGCCAATGGAAACAGTCAACGAATCTGTCAAAGTACTGTCAACAAGCTTATAACCGATTTCAAAGGTTAACTGAGAAACATTAATGACGCGATTAATGTAGGAAATAGTAACTCTCGTTTCCCACATGGTGATAGCATCAATGATTGCTTTCTTAATATTGGGGATTGCCACATCTACCGGGTAATCCTGGTATTTGTATACGTCACTTCCGAATTCGGGACGTAAAGGATCAGTTCCCTTTGTTGTACGAATGATAATGTCGATACACTGGCGGATGGCTTCCAGTCCCTCGGCGATAGCTCCGCCGCCGGATATACTATAAGTCCATACAGGTGATTTTATTTGTGATAAAGTTGCCATTATTAGCGTTGCGTGAACACAAAGCTGTTGATTAACTTAACTTCGTTTTAGGCAAGTTTTAGGCAATTTATAGGCAGGGAAGATTATGGCACCGGCTGTCCTGAAGTTCCAGATCCCGTGGTCACTCCCGAATGTATATGTGTTTTAAGAGAAACGGTACCGGCTTTAACATCTGCATCTGCATTAACTGACCCGGAGATATTGATATCACCCTGTACTTTTCCGTCAGCACCGGTTACCCCAGCCATTGGTGTAAGAGCCAACCCTCCGGCAGTGATAACACCTTGTACGGTAACAGCCCCTTTAAGGGTTATGGTGGGCGCTTCAATAGATGCAAGTATAGAGGCCTTCGCTTTTATATTCGTTTGTGAGGTTGCATTGATATCAGATGTCGCAATAACATCGACTTCTCCCTGCACATTGGCAGTGAGTCTGTGAGCGGATTTATCATATTCCAGGTAGGTACCATCTTCAAATACTTTTCTGAACTTACCGGCACCGGCTCCTGGGTCGGGTGGTTCCGGATCGCTGTGTATGGCTCCGAGTACTACCCCCTCTTCACAGTGTTCACCCACAACACAAGCCACGTGTTCCTGAATATTCAGCGGCCAGCTTTCAAAATCTTTCATACTGGTCCGCACCAATACCGGCCACCAGTCCGTAACAATGTCATCCTCTTCAAAATACACTTTCGCATATCCCGGCTTGGTATCACTAACTATCCCAAATTTCAATGATTCCATTACTTCGTTTTATAGTTTACAGGATCAATTGTTTTGACACGTTTGATGTTCCCGGAAGTCTTATATGCCCCTG